GCAACAACCATTACATTTGCTGATGTCATTATGCCTAAACAGGCAACTACTCCTTTAGCGCCACCGTATGTCAAAGGCGGGATGTATTTCGACACAACGTTAAATAAGATGCGTATAGGCGGTGCAACCGCTTGGGAAACTGTAACTTCAACCTAAGGTAACTAAAATGCCAACTACAAAACTGAAACCTAAGAAAGTATCTCTAACTCCAGTTCAAAAATTAGCACGAAAAGCCGTACTAGATAATATAGCAGTTGTTCTAGATACGCTAGAACAACAGGCTAGCGTACTTAATACTGCCCCCGCTATTGTATCAGAGGCCGATAGAGTAGCGAGTGACTACGACGCATGTTTAGACTCAGCCAATTTGATACTAGGGGGTAAGCCAGTAGATATGGGAGATGCTGATTGGGCTAGGGTCGTACTGATTAATAAACAACACCTAGGACATAAACTGATAAGCCCTCAATGGACAGATGAAGATTTATCTTTGTTTATTACAGCGTTTAATACATAATGCCGATCCTCCCAACCCTTCCCATCCCCCTAGCCATAGCCTTGTTTAATACGGGGTTTGGGACGGCTTATAAAATCAAGTATATTGTATGATAGAACATAGAAGAGCAGATGACCCGGACATCCAGACCATAAGGGAACTAGCGGAACATGGCGCGGAGATTAAGCACTTGCAGGCAGATATGGACAAAGTAATACGGGATATGGACGAGATGAAAGAAACCCTCAGGGAGATAAGTAAGACTCTCTCTGAAGCTAAGGGTGGGTGGCATATGCTGTTATTAGTAGGTGGAGCTGGGGCTAGCTTAGGTGCAGCATCAGCTTGGTTGTTTGACCTAGTAAAACACTAGGAAAATCAAATGCCTAGTAGCTCTAAGAAACAACATAACTTCATGGAGATGGTAGCTCATTCTCCTAAAATGGCGAAAAAAGCGGGTGTTCCGCAATCGGTGGGCAAAGACTTTGCTGCCGCTGACAAAGGCAAGAAATTTAAATCAGGTGGCGAGATGTCTAGTAAAAAGTTTGACCCGAAGAAATTATTCAAAGGTAAAGAATCAGTTAAAGAAGAATTAGGCGAAGCTAAGGCAATTAAGGCAGACAAGATCAGTCCTATGCAGTATGCCAAAGGTGAAGAGTCTGAAAAGAAAATGAAGTGTGGCGGTAATGTTAAAAAGTATGCTAACGGCGGCTCAGTAGGTCGTGGTGATGGTGTAGCCTCTAAAGGCAAAACTAAATGTAGGGTGATTTGATATGGCTGATAAACCGAAAGTAATTAATGACTCCAAGAAATTTGTAGATGAGTTAACCAAAGGCAAGAACGTAGTCCCAGCAAAAGAACTAACTATACGCCCTAAACCGAAAGTACCGAGTCCACAAGGAAAGGCTATTGGCGAAGACGTAGATGCAGCACCCTATAAAAAAGGTGGTAATGTTAAGGGGTATGCTAACGGTGGTTCTGTAGGCCGTGGTGATGGTTGTGCTTCTAAAGGTAAAACTAAATGTAGGGTTATCTAATGCCTATAATTGCTGGCTATGCTTTAATCGCGCTGACTATCTTTGGAGCGGGGTTTGGTGTAGCCTACAAGTATGAGCATGCTCAGATAGAGGTGCTTAATCTACAGATACAGGTAAGTAATGAAACTGCACGAGGAAAGCTACTTGAGTCAGCCGAAGCAACAGAGCAGGCCGAACAAGCCGCAACGGTCGTCAGTATACAGCTGGAGAGTGAACATGCTAAAAATATTAAACTTAATAGCGATATTAACAATAGCCTTACTTCTGTACGGATGCGCGTCCCAGCCAAGCGTTCAAATTGTTCAAACGCCCTGCCAAAAAGTAATAGTGCCCCCGACACTACTGATACAACCGACTACTATGACCTTCCAGAAGACCTTGCTGGACTACTTCGATCTGAAGCACTAAGGGCTGATAATGCAGTGGCCTATGGGCAAGAATGTTTTAAATTTGTGACCTCAAATTGTGGAGTTAAACAATGAATATAGACTGGGCGCAAGCGAGTACAAAACGTGGTGTTATCTGGGTAGTGGTAGCACTGGTAGGCTTCCCTATGGTGTGGATGGGTAAAGACCCTGCTCAATTAATTATCCTAGCCTCTGGTATCGCAGGCGGTATGGGTGTGCTGATTAAGGACTAATATGTGGAATTTAGTTAAGCGTTATGTATTGAACATCCTAATATGGGTTGATGTAGGTATTAATGTTATTGCCCTTGCAGGCAGTCCTCACGAGACTATTAGTTCTAGAGCGGGTAAGTTAGCTGATGCAGGTAATCCTTATGCTTGTGTATTTTGTGCATTCTTATCTCGGGTATTAGGCCCACAACATTGCCAGAATAGTGAAGTTCCTGACTTCGGTGAAACGCTTTCTGGACATGGTACTCGTTGGCTAATGATTATAGGCACTCTATGCCTAGTGATATATTTCGGTATTATGTGGTTGTTTCTTAATAACTATATGCCTGATATACTACGGTGGGTTTCCCTTGCGCGGCTGTAGGGGTATGGGTGCAGTAAACCCAGCTAAATTAACCAAGAAGCCCGTGCGTAAAGACGTACCTACTAAAATGTTCCCTTACGCTACTAAGAACAAGCAGGCTAAGACATGAGTACAAGCGGCACAGCTACGTTTAATATGGAGCTTACAGAGATAATCGAAGAGGCGTTTGAGCGGTGTGGTTCTGAATTAAGATCGGGCTATGATTTAAAAACAGCTAGGCGCTCCTTGAACCTATTAACTATAGAGTGGGCCAATAAAGGCATAAATTTATGGACGATAGACCAAGGCTCTATCCCTCTTGTAACAGGCGTAGCTACCTATGATTTACCCACAGACACCATAGACCTATTAGACCAAGTTGTACGTACAGGCACGGGCACTACGCAGGTGGATATTAACTTATCCCGTATATCAAGTACTACGTTCGCTACTATCCCTACTAAGAACACTACGGGCAGACCCGTACAGATTTGGATTAACAGACAGGCGCAAATACCACAAGTAACCGTTTGGCCTATTCCTGATCCGTCCACTACCTATACATTAGTCTACTGGAGACTAAGAAGAATACAAGATGCAGGTACTGGGGTTAACACCCAAGATATACCGTTTAGATTCCTCCCTGCTATGATTGCTGGCTTAGCGTTCCACTTATCTTTAAAGCTACCCGGAGTAGACCCTCAACGGGTTATGGGGCTTAAGGCTATGTACGATGAGGCCTTTCAAACAGCATCAGATGAAGATAGAGAAAAGAGTTCCTACCATGCTACCCCAAGGATTTACAGGTAATGGCTGTTCGGTATACTTCGGGTAAATTCACTCAGGCCGCTTGTGATAGGTGTGCAGAGTGGACTAAGCTAAGTAAACTAAAGAAGATTGTCTTGAAAGACAACGTGACTAATATTAAAGTATGTAACAAATGTTGGGAGCCTAGTCATCCTCAGTTGCGGCTAGGGCAATACCCAGTCGTCGACCCACAGGCGGTTAGAGAACCAAGGCCAGACAGCCCTGAGATAACCCCATCACCCGTTTATGTACCCCCACCTTACTAAGAGAACATTATGGCTAAGCAAGATGCATCAAAATCAAACGAGAAAAACTGTGATTACAACGAGTGGAACCCCACTTCGATCCCTGTTCCTAATACAAGTGGCTACCCAGAAAAAGGGGTAAAGACTTCAGGCATTAAGCAGCGCGGTGCAGGTGCAGCTACGAAAGGCGTGACGGCTCGTGGGCCGATGGCGTAAGGTATGAACTATGCCGCGCTTGTCCAAATGATTCAAGATTATGCTGAGAACACTGAGTCTTTGTTCGTGGCTAATATCCCTAACTTTGTTAAACAGGCAGAGGCTAGGATATACCAGACTGTGCACATTCCTGTGCTACGTAAGAATGTAACGGGTACGCTAACTTCTTCTAATAAATATCTGTCTACCCCGGATGACTTTTTGTCTGTGTATTCTATAGCGGTGGTAGACCCCGTTACTGGAGCTTATACTTATCTAATAGACAAAGACGTAAGTTTTATTCGTGAAGCCTATCCTATCCCTACCAGCACAGGAGCTCCGAAGTACTACGCTATATTTGGCCCACAATCAGGAAATCTGACTGAGCTAACGCTTATACTTGGGCCTACACCTGATGCTAACTACGCTACTGAACTGCACTACTTCTACTACCCGGTCTCTATAGTTACTAATGGTACGAGTTGGCTAGGTGATAACTTTGATCCTGTGCTGTTCTACGGTACGATGCGTGAAGCTATGATATTCATGAAAGGTGAGCAAGATATGGTAGCCTACTACGAACAGAAATACGCAGAGGCTATAGGCCAACTAACCCGTCTTGTAAATGGCCTTGAGAGGGGTGATGCATACAGAGATGGACAAACTAAGATTCCAGCTAAGGGGCTCTAATGGCAGCGTTTGTAAAATATAACTCAGGGGTTGAAGCATTAGTTGAAGGGATAAATGCAGGTTCTGACACATGGAAGATAGCACTGACTAATACAGCGCCAAATGTCTCAACTAATACAGTACTAGCGGATATAACTGATCTTACTACAGTAGGGGGTTATACTGCTGGGGGGAATACATGCTCGGTGACATCATCACTACAAACAGCCGGGGTGTACAAATTAATACTAGGTAGTCCTACTATGTGGACTGCATCAGGTGCAGGGTTTACGTTTAGGTATGCGGTTCTCTACGATGCTACTTCTTCTAATGCTCTTGTAGGGTATTGGGACTATGGCGTAGGGGGTGTTGTGATGAACGGTACAAACGGAGACACATTTACTATTACTCTTGACCCTACTAATGGCGTCTTTACAGTCTCTTAAGGAATAATCATGGCAGCTAAAACCGATCAAGTAATAATTCTACCTTTAGATACGGGCAACACAGGCAAAAAAGTAAGAACAAAAGAAAGCGTTGTTGGGGCTAATACTGTTGAAGAGTATTTCTTCATTCCAAGTTCTGAACGTAATGAACTTGGTAATTACAAGTTTTCAGTAACAGCGGCAGCTATACCGGCAGCAGTTCATACTGGTACGACTACTGGCTTTATGTTTCTGGTTAACCCGCTTGGCTCTACATCCAGTGTGGCAATTGATCGTATCGGCCTTAAACATAATTTTAGCACTACTCTAGCAATAGATTTAATAGCGCCGATTATCAGACTAAACCGAGTGACTTTTACCGGCACATTGTCAGCCGCAACAATCGCCCCTGCAAAGCGCAAAACTGCCGACGCAGCGCCGCAAGCTTTACTCGCAGCAGCGTCTACAGGGTTAACTGTAGCAAACGTGGCGACAGTCTACGAGTGGATAGGTCAAACAATGGATTTGGTTACAGGCGGCGCTGGTCACTGGTCGGCACAGTCGGACGAGTGGAACCCTCAAGGCGAGTCTGATGAATTAATTCTAGTCCCCGGCGAGGGAATTGTTATTTGGTCGCAACTTGCCGTAACCACAGGTAACAGAAAATTAAGCATAAACGGCGCGTGGAAAGAGTTTAACTAAGCATGGCTTTCGTTTTAATTGATGGTGTTATCTGTAATGACACATTTTCTGCAGCAGCAACGGCAGGGACATCATCACTTGTAGACGGAATAAACAACCAAACCTTTGCAGCAGCGCAGGCGGCAACAGCGCAACCTGTTG